GGTCGTCGGCGCTGTCGTTGACGACCCAGTGGCATTTGTGGGCGTTGAACCACCACGCCGAGCCCGTCTCCATGTTGACGACCTCGACATCGGGCGGGCCGTCAACGGGAACGTCGCCGCAGTAGAAGTTGCAGCCGGGCAGGCCTTGCAGGGCGATGTGATAGCGGGCGATGTTGTGCTGTTGGGTGTACTCGCAGCCTGCGTCGATGTGCGGCAGCATCTTCTTTCCCGGCCCGAGGCGGGAGATGATGACGCGATCCAGGGCGAACGCGCCGACCGTGCCCATCAGGCCCTTGATCAGCGGAATGGCCTCGGTCAGCACCTCGCGCGCCGGATACCAGACCGTCGCCGTGCTCCCCATGGCGCCGTTATGGACCTTCAGGTCTTCCGGCGGGGAGTAGCGCAGCCAGATGTCGTCCGCTTCACCGAAGGGCGTTCCCTCCGCGCTGGTCCGAAAGCGGTTCTGGTTCCACAGGTCTTCGTTGCGGATGATCTGGTTGAGAAGCGGGGCGGTGTTGATACCTTCGGCGATCTTCAGGAAGTTCCGCATCAGGGCTCCAGGGTTTCAATTCGGGTTTCGTGGTCGGCGATGGTCACGGCCTGCGCGGCCACGGTCGCCTTGAGCGCCTCGACTTCTTCAAACCAGCGGCGCCATTCGATAGGCATTTGATCGCCGGGCGAGATGGGCTCGCTCCATTTCGGAAGAGGTTGGCTCACAGCCGGTCGCTCCCTTTCACAAGATCCGCCGTGACCTCATGGGGAACGAAGTCAGCGCCACCGGAGAAGCGGAACTCAAGGGATCTTCCGGGCGGCTTGATCATGCCGAGCTGGCGCCAGATCACAGTCGGATGGTTGCCCGGCGAGCCTATCGAGGCTTCCCGCCAGGTTGACCAATCCTCACCCCCGGTTTCCGCATATCGGAACTCGACAACGGGGGAGCCGTCAGGAGCGCCGACGCCGGTCTTCAGGTTCAGGCGCAGGGCATTGAGGCGGTAGGTCCCTTCCGGCACAGCAAGGAAGCTGGAGGCCAGATAGATGATCGTATCGTCCCCATCCGTTCGGCGGTCAGGGTCGATAGTCCAGAGCTTGCCGTTGATGGCGTCCCCGTAGACCCCATCGGCCCCGCATTGAACGCGGAAGGTCGTCTGCCCGAAGCTCTCCCAGTTGCCCCAAAGCCCGGTTTTGACGTCGTAAGCATAGGTTCCGACGCCGGGTATGTTCAGGACGTAGAAGCTGTGGCCGGTCGAGACGATGGCGACGGCAGAGGCCTGAGTGATGTCGGTGCAGGCCGCCAGAGCCGCTTCGATGCCCTCGTTTGAGATGGCAACCGGGACAGCGGCAGCGCGGTAAACCTGAAGGTCGGCGCCCTGTTGAGCGGTGCCTACCCAAAAGATCGTGTTGTCGATCTTGACCGCTGTGAACTGGGCAGCGGAGCCCTTGTCGTAGCGCCGGCCACCGTTGCGGATATAGGGAATGTCGATGTCCGACGTTGGCGAGTGCCATTCGGTCGTGTTCTGACCGTAGAAGATGATGTCGTCGCCAAGGGTCTCAGCGGAGACGATGTTGTCAGGGTCGCTTTCCGCCGAGGCGAAGTTCAAATCCCCGATGGTCGTCGCATCGGCAATGTCCGAATAGCGGAACTTGCCCGACCCTTGGATGGTGTAGATGAACCGGCCCGCCGCAACGACCACATCCGAAACAAGGTCACCATCCGGCATGGCGATGGTCGAAACGGTCGCCCCGATCAGGTAGGCAATCCCATCGGTGACCATGACGAGCTGCTCGTCGTAGCCAGCCGAGCGGATCAGGCCAAAGCCGGGGATGACGCCGATCTGGGTAGATCCGCTGTAAACCCGCGTACCCGAGACGATGTAGCGAACGCCCTGGTGGAAGACCACGCAGCGGACGGGACCGGGGCCGAGGGTGACCACCGGAGCCAGACCGGGCCGGGGTACAAGCCGCCGCTCTGTCGGGCCTTCCCGGCTCTGTTCAGCATAGAGGTTCGTCAGAACGGCGCGGTTCGATCCGAAGCGACGGTCGAAGGCTTCCGAGGCGAGGGGGAGCCTCAATTGACCGTCAGCCCCAAGGCTTCACCCTCAGCCTTGATTGCGAGGTAAGCGGCGAGACGTTGCGCGTCGGTCATCACTCGGCCCAGACAGGCCACAAACCCGACCTTTGCCGAGCCCGTACCTGCCCCCGAGAGCGCAACCTGCACCGTGCCGCTGACCTGACGCTTGCGACCGCTGGTCGTGCCGACCGAGATCGTGGACAGGGCGCCGCCAGAGCAGACCTGAAGGTGTGGGAAGTCCCGAAGGCCACCCCAACCGAACACAACGTAGTAATTCGTCCCGGGGAAGGTGACGCTCGCAAGGCCGCCCGCGCCAATGTTGGCGTTGCGGTAGACGAAGGCCGTAGAGGAGGCCACCAGACCCGTTGTCAGGCTTTCCCCGGCCAACCCCGCCGTGAAGGTCGTAACGGGCGTGGTGGGGTTCCCTGCGGCCCTTACGCGGGTGTTCGTCGCCGTGGTTGTGGCGGTGATGGCGTTGGCCGCCAATCCGGTGATGGTGGTTTCGAGGAACACGACACTGTTGCCGATGGGGCAGAAGGCCGTGCAGCCGAAAACGCCCGGATTGGCGTTGACCACCTCGGCAAAGGCGAAGGCGGTTTCCTGCACCGTCGCGCCGATGTTGACCTGATAGCCCGTCGCCCCGGAGGTGACGAACTCGATGTCTACCCCGTTGACCGTGTGCTTCTGACCGTTGGTCGGGTTCGCATCCATCAGGTAGCGGACCAGCCCGGTCAGGGGGTCATTCAGCCCGGACGCAGAGCAGAGGCCCACACCGTTGTTCGGGTCCACCAGGGCGATAAAGGTCAGGTCATCGGCGCTTGGAATGTAGCCGGTGTCGAGACCCTTCGGACCCACGCCGGAAATATCCATGAACCCGGCGCCGTAGGTCGGAGCGCCGTTGATCACGCCATCCGTCGTGCCCGTGGCGTGGTTGAAGGTCGAAGTCGCCGCATCCGTATTGAGGTGGTACTCAAAGATCAGATCAGCGTCATCGGGAAGCCAGGTCGTCATGCAGCCACCCGGTCAAACGTTGGAATGTGCCGCCAAAGCCGGATTTCCTGACCGAGAACCGAATAGGTCTGCACGTCGTCGGAAATGAACGCGATGTTGGAGGCGATGTTGCTGGACGAGGTACGCGAACCGCCCCGAACCTTGACCCCCACCGGGAAGGTGCCAGCGGTCTTTAGAACGAGGTCGTTGCCGTCCTGATAGGGAGGGCGAGTGAGGGCGATTTCCGTCGTCGGCGTCGAAGGGTCGTAGGCAAACAGGCCGTAGTTGGTGACCATCGTTGTGGGCGGGAGGCCCGTGCCTGCAACGCCCATGCGGAGGCCGGTAAAGGCCCCGGTCCAACGGATCTCCGTCGAGCTGACCCGGGTGAAGCTCGGGATGTGGCTGTTCCACGTTCCTTCGTCCACAACCAGCCGCTTCGCAAACCAGCCGATGTACGCGCCGATGATCGCCGCTTCGTGCGGGCCGTGGTGAATGGTCGAGCCCGCCCAGCCCCGGTTAAGGCCGTTCAGGAACCACGGGCCTTCCGGGTTGATGATGTGATAGCGGGCGAAGTCTTCGGCCAGCTCAAGTTCAGCTTCAGCGCCGTAGGGGTTCGTCCCATAGCCCCGCGCGCCGTGAGCGTGGGTCTGCATGAAGCCAACCGGGAAGTTCTCTCCAAGCTGGTCAAAGATGTCGGCCAGGTAGGTGTTCACGTCCCCTGACCAGTAGGCATGAACTTGATCGTACCAATCGGACTGCGTGATGTCGTCCTCGTAGCCGTCAGCCCCCCACAGCCACGCCCCGCAGATGATGCCGACCGTCTTCGATTGAGCGTCCGCTGCGGCCTTAACAGCCGTCAGGTGATCGGTCACAGCGGTAAAGACCGCCGTCCCGTGGCTGAACTCGGAAATGGCCGAAGATGACTGCCCGATATGGACCGGCAGGATCATCTGCCCGTGGTCGGCGTAGGTGAAGCCGTCTTCGTCCTCGATCAACTGCATCAGCTTGTCGCCAACAGCCGGAACCATGTCGCCACCCATATGGAAGGTGGTCGAGTTGATGTATTCCGTGCCGACCGCATTCGTGAACGCAGACCCGAACGAGGCCCCCCAGGTACGCGGGCGGATCGTGTCAAGCATCACCACACCGGCCCGGCCCGTGCGGTTGATGATCGGCGCTGCGTCCTGATCTTCCGAGTTCGACTGACCGGAAATCAGAATGATGTTGATGTCGTAGGGAAGCGGCGTCGGTGGCGGGGGCGGCGGGGGAAGCGGCGGCGGCGTCCCTCGATAGCTCCCGTTGAGGAAGTCGCGGGCGAAGGAGGTCATCGCGCCGCTTGCAGCGTCACAGTCACGGCGCCGGTCTGGTTGATCGGCGTGCCGGCGGTGCCCGAACGGATCTTCAGGTTGCTGACCCCGGCGAAATCCGAGGGGTTGAGGGCGACGTAGCGGCTTGCGGCGGCTTGAACGACATACTCGTTATCGGCGTCGTCGTACATGTTGTAGAAGGTCACGCCCCCATCGACCGACACCTGAAACGTCACGTCGGCGGCGTCCCATCCCGAGGGAAGGACCAGACCCGTGGGACGGGCGCAGCGTTGATCAGAGGTCGTCAGGTCGATGGCAGCGGTGAGGCTCTCACCGTTCGCAATGTCAGCCGCATAGGCGACGGGAACGGGGATGTAGGTCTCCCCCAGCCAGACGAGCGAGCCGCCAATGTCAATTTGAACCACGGTATCGTCCTCGATGGTAATTTTGGCCGGAACGGTGATGGTGAGCGCCACTAGCGGCCCCTAAGCTGTCAGGAATTGAAGCGCGACGTTGGCGGTGCCGGTGGCTTCCGTGAACCCGGCGCCCGTCACATCAGGCCAGGTGCCGAAGGTCTGGGCGAGCGAGAGATACCAGCCGACAGCCGCCGTGGATGAACAGAGGGTCGCCTGCGTTGCCGTGCCGATCAGAACGCCCGTGTTGCTGATGAAGGTCGTGGCAACCGATGTGTAGCAGGCGGTCCCGTTGTCCTGACAGATGGCCGACCAGTACGTCCCGGGCTGAAGCGTGATGTTGCCACCCGCCAGAACCGCAGCAACGACAGTCGCCGTGCCAGTGGACATGTTGCCCGTGGCGCCCAGCGGGTTGCCGGTCGGCCTGTCGGTGGTCGAGTTGTTCGCGTAGATCGCAAGCTGGAAGTTGCCGGCGGCGCTGAGGGTCGTTACCCGCGCGCCAAGCTGCGTGATCGTCACCGGCTTGAAGATGCGGAACGGCATGAACCGGATCGAGTTCACGCCAATGGCAGACGCGGCGACGATCTGGCCCGGCTCGGCGAAGTACCAGCGGCCCGCGACATAGCCGGGATGCAGGGGCGGCGCGGCGATGGTGATGGTGTCGCCCGCGTCGTTGACCGTGAGCGTGATGCTCTCGCCCGCCGTCAAGGCGGTTCCGATGGTGTCGCGGATGTACTCGGCAAGCTGCGTGCCGGTCACACCGAACGGGCCGAGCCCGCCTTGAACAGCCGGAATAACGTCGGTGGCCCCAAGCGCGGCAGCAGCCGACAGGGCAGAGATTTTCGTGTCGGGCATTATTCAAGCAGCAGCTTGTCGCCGCTCTCCATCAGGAGGAAGTCGCCGCTCTCGATGAGCAGGAAGGACGAGGCCGGGGGAGCGCCACCCGTGACCGGGCCGGGCTGTCTGGTGATGCCAAGGCCGATGCCGATAAACATCAGAACAGCGCGACCATGTTAGAGGCCGTGGTGTTGGTCGAGTTGACCCGCTTGGCCTGGACGGGAAGGATCATGCCGGCGGGGACGCTCGAAAAGGTCGCGGTGGTGTCGTCAGGCGCAACCACAACCACGTTCCCCGTGGTTCCGACGTAGATGCCGCGACAGACCCCCTTGACGAAGTTGGTCGAGTTGGAGGCGGTGATGGCCTCAAAGCTCCCCGAAGGGCGCGATTGTTCGTTGGCGCTCAATGTTCGCTCCAGACTTCGTTAGAGGAGGTGCGCAGCAGGGCGCTATCGACGGCGACGGCCTGCCGTTTGGCGAAACGCGACCGCATCCGGCTTTCGGTCTGCGAGGCGATGGTGACGGTGCCTTGATCCAGCGGAAGGCCGTAGTAGCGGCACATCCGAGCCCCAAGCATGGCCCCGAGCCCTTCGTTCCATTCGGTTCCGAGGGGACAGTCGCTATCGAGCGTGAGGCTGTCGGCGCGGGTCCATTGGGCGATGTCGGAGCGGTAGTAGTAGGTGACGGAGGTGTCGCCGTAGGCGTCCGACACATGCACCCGGGTCAGATCCTTTGGCGCGCGGTCGTCGTAGCCTTCACAGGCCAGTTCGATCTGGTTGCAGCAGTAGAGCACGCTACGGGCGCTCGATACGGCCACAGGGACGGTGATGGTGACGGCGCTTTGCGTGATGACGCGGATGCGCTCGTTTTCGCCTGCGGTATAGCTGGCAGACGTTTCGACCTCGTTCCACCAGTGCGAGCCGGGCAGGTTGAGGATCATGTTCTGGAACACGCGCAAGGCCTGATTGGCCTGTTGCGAGGTGGGAGCCGACCCGCCGTCTATGGCGCCGATCTGCTCCAAGGCGTCGGTGATGATCTGGCGAACGGTCATTCAACCCTCCGAAAAGGCGGGGCCAGCCCGAAGACTGGCCCCTAGTCAGGGAGGGTGGTTAGGCGGTCCCGGAAATCCGGGTCCCGAGGCGGCGATCAGCGTTGACGGTGCCGAAGAAGACATCCCAGCGGTGGTTGTGGGTGTCGGTCGCGCCGTCGCTGTAGCGCCAGTAGCGAACGGTCAGGCCGGTGTCGGGGTCGGTGGCGTAGTCAGCCTCGCCCGAGTACGGCATGACCAGCTTGGCCGAAACCAGCTTGATCGCGGTCTTGTGGAACGCGGCGTTGGCTCGGTAGGTGGTCGAGGCGGTGCCCAGCCAGGTCACAACCGCATCGTCAGCCGGCGCCGCCGTGACGTTCTTGTACGCACCCGAGGTGATGATCGGGGGCGAGATGGTCAGGGCCAGATCCTGCGCCGTCGCCGTGCCCGAGGCCACCGAAGTCCCGCCCGTGATGACGGTGAACTGTTGGAGGTAGCCCAGATCGGCCTTGGTGCGCGGGTTGACCGCGTTCACCCCGGCGATTGTGAAGACTTCGCCGGCCACGACGGTGGTGGCGTTACCCACGCCGTCGATGTTCAGGGTCTGGGTGTAGGTGGACTTGACGTTGGCGTAGGTGACGTTCTGGCTGGCGCCGTCCACAGCGGCGTTGGTGCGCGTGCCGCAGGTCAGGCTCGGGATGGTCTGCGTGATGTAGCTGTCGATATTGCCCATCAGCGGGACCTTGGCTTTCGCCAGAGCCGAGCGGGCGATGTCGCCCTGCATGGCGGCGTTGGCCAGCAGGGAGCCGGCGATGCCGTACCCGTCCGCAGGGGTCAGGATGGCGTTGCGGTCGTTCATCGGCACGGCCATTTCGTCCAGGCGTTGCGGCGCCTTGAAGAAGTCCGCCGGGCTGTCGATGGTGACGCCGGGGGTGCCGACCCAGTTGTGGAACTCGTTGACGCGGGCGATCAGTTCGCCATCCACATAGGAGGCGATCTGGGCCATCGAGGCATCGAGAACCTTCGACTTCAGCAGCGCATCGACGTTCAGGGTTTCCTCTTGCGAGGTGAACTGCACGTCAACACCGGCCTGCTTGTCGATGACCACGGCGACTTCGCCCTCGGTCACGTCCTGCGCGGAGGCGGTGGCCCCGGTGCGGATGATGAACTCGGGCGGGCGCTTGACGTAGACGGTGCCGCCGACGCCAGCCTTGAAGGTCTTATCGACCCCCTCGCTGTCGCAGAGCTTCGCCATCACGAGGTTGTTCTTGAGGAGCTTCAGGCCCGCGTTCGCGAAGACCTTCGGCGAGAGAAAGGCGTTAGCCATGGTGGGGATCTTTCTGAGAGAAGGGCGGCGTCATCCGACGCTGCTGTGGGGGTCAGGCCCCGTACTGCTTCTCGAACGCGGCGAAGTCGTTGGTCTCAGGGGAGACCTTGAACTGGCCAGACGTGCCACGAAGGGCGGGAGAAGGAGCCGGGGCGTTGGTGGCTTTCGAAGGCGAAGACAGCTTCGCCTCCAGTTTGGCGAGTTCGAAGGCCTGCATGGTTGGCGTCAGGGACGACAGGCGATGAAGTTCAGCCGGGTTGTTGCCAAGGTGATCGGCCAGCTTCGGGCCGTTCTCCGAGGACAGAATGACTTCCTGCACGCCTTCCGGCAGGGACGGAGCGCGCCGCAGCGCGGATAGGCCATCAGGCTCCCCATCGGGGAACTGAGAGGCGACACGTTGCTCGAACGTCTGAACCTTGGTCTGGATGGTCGATTGCTGCTGTTGCGCGGCGAGCCGGGCGTTGACAGTGTTCTCGGCCTTCCAGTCGGTCAGGGCTTCGACGTAGTCGTCGTAGCTTTCGAACTGGTCGCTGGTCGGCTTGCCCTCTTGGGCTTGCGGCGCCGGTGCCGGGGCTGGACGAGCGGCCAAGGCCTGTTCGCGCCAGTAGTCTGCATCGCGTTCGGCTTGCCGCTGCTTGGCGGTCAGCTCTGCGATGCGTTCGCCTGCGGTCTTCTTCGGCTTGGGAGCCGGCTCGCCCGCTTCAGGTTCCGGCTCCAGGCCTTCACCCTCGTTCTCCACCACCTGGTCAGCAGCGGTGTCTTCGATCACGCCTTCCGGCGTCTCGTTCTGGTCGGTCATGCGCTCTCGCGAACGGGTTTAGATGCCCGTCATCTCCATTGCGGGGTCTTCAGGGGGGGGAAACCCCTGCCCGGAAAGCTCTTGCAGGGCGGCGGGATCGGCGCGCGTCTGCTGTAGTGCCTGGTCGAAGGCGTCAGGTGTCGGGACGCCAGCCGGAGCGGCCTGAGCGGGCCCCTGAGCGCCTTGGCCGCCCTGCATGGCCCTCATCTGAACCTGACGTTCCATCTCGGCCATCTTGCCGAAGGTGTGGTCGCCCTGCTCGGCGTGGTACTGCATCGCGGCTAGTTCAAGTTCAGCCTTCTGAGCATCGAACATGGCGTGCGCCGCATCAGCCTTGGCCTTGTCGGCGTTGGCGATCTTCTCTTGCACCTCAGCCTGAGCGGCCTGCTGCTGCATCTCCATCGCCTGCATTTCTTGCGGGCTCGGCTGCTTCGGCTCCTGACCGTCCTCACCCTCAAGGATCTGCGGCGGGATGGTCTTCTTCAGGCGCTCGGCGAGAATGTCAGCCATCGGCCAATCCATCGCCTTGGCCACCAGATCAGACGCAACAGCGGCAGCGGCAGGGACAGCCTGCATGAACTGGATCAGGCTGTCGGCGGCTTCGGCGCGCTTGGTCGAGTAGCTCGGGCCGGTCTCAACTGAAACGTCGTAACGACCCTGGTTGATGTCCACCGAGTTGGGGTTGTTCGGATCGTTGACCCGCTGGACCTTGGTCGCGTCATCTTCCCCGACGATGCGGATCGTGCGCGGCGTGTCGTAACAGACCGGGATCATGGCGTTGAGAACCTTGCCGGCCTCGGCAATCGCGGCCCTCAGGTTGTCGTGGTAGATATAGGTGGCGACATCCCCTTCCCGCTGGCGAGCCATGATGGCCTTGCCGGAAGTTTCGTTGGACCGAACGCCAAGGCTCGCATCCTGAAGGCCCGTAACGTCCTTCATGTCCTGCGAGTTGAGCGCGGCCTCTTGAAGCAGCGCAGCAGGCATGGCGGGCGGCTGCGTGTACTCGGGCCTTATGCCACCTTTCCAGCGAAGCATCGGGTCGGAGCTGTTGTGCGCCTGCCGGAAGTCGTCTTCGTTGTCCTCGTCCAGCGCGGTTTCGTGAACCAGCCACTTGCCCTTCGGGGCCATAGCCAAGGTCTCAGCAGCCACAGAGCGCCAGTAGTTCAGCAGCCGTTGCGGGTCCTTCGCCCAACGCACCAGGCCGAAGCGAACGCGCTTGGTCCCGACGTTGAACTCCCAACCTTGAACGCGGAAGATCGGAACCCGGTCAATGGGCCACTCATAGGGGCCGTCGAGAACACAGGTCCCGGTGATCAGGTACATGCAGGCGTACTTGCGCGACGACTTGCGGGTCTGGAGAACCTCGGCGCCCTGCGGAACCTTGTCCATCGGAACGACCGAGCCATCCGCCAGAAGCGCAATGTCCATCGGCTTCTCAATGACGCGCCAATACTCGGTGACGCGAACCGTGTCCTTGGTGAACCAGCCTTCACGCTCGCCAGACGGAGCCTCCAGACTGGAAGGCATCTCGTCGGGGTAGGCTTCCTCGAAATCCTTGCGCGGAACCTCGTCAGCGACGAAGCAGTAGCGCGCATCGCGGCCCGTGGGCTCAATCGACAGCGGGTCCCAGACCACGGCGAACGGATCGGCAATGCGATCAAGCGTCAGGTCGCGGTCAAACGCCATCTCCCCGGCGTACTTCACAGCAGCCCGGAAGTTGCCAATGCCGCACGTCACCTGAGATTGGCCAGCCGTGGCGTAAACACCCTGAGCATCGCAATCACGCTCGATAGCGCGGATCATGCCTTCCCGAACGTCGGCCAGATCCTTGTCAGCGTCTTCAGCCGGGCGGACCTTGATCGAGGGGCGGTTGATGCGAATGTCACCGACGACCTGGGCGATGAACTGAGGCAGGCGGTTGATAACCAGCGTAGGCCGACCAGCGCGCGCCAGCTTGGCGGTGTCGTCCCATTGCTCACCAGCGGCGAAACGCGCGTCTTCAAGCCCGGCGTCGCGGTTGTCCTTGTCGAAGTCCACAGCCTCCTGAAAACGCTCGCGCGCCTCCTTGATGAAGCTGTCTTCGTCCTCGTAGCCCTCGGGTACTTTGGGTTCGCGAGCCTTCTTGTCGGCCATCAGATGGTTTCGGTGCTCATGTCAGCTTCCCATCCAACTGCTGACCCTTGCAGGCCGCTTCTTGTCGCGCTGAACGCGGGGTTCTTCGTAAGCCACACAGCCAAGCCCGAAGGCGTCAGCGCCGTGTGAAGCCCAATCGTGCTCAGGTCCCAGCCCAATGCCGCGAACCTCGTCCTTGCGCTCGTGATAAGCCCCAAGCGCCTCAAGGCCACCGGAGCAGGTGTCTTCGTTGAACCACATCGACGGGAACAGCCGGCGACCGGCTTCAACCCGAGCTGACGCGGCGCCCTTGCCCTGGTTCGGGATGACCGTGACCGTGTAACCAGCGGAGCGAAGCGCGCTCTCGTAGGACACGTCGAAAACCTTGTCGTTGCTCGCCCCGTCGTGAGGGAGCCAGATTTGCGCGCGGTCTGAGGTGTAGCCTCGTTCCCGCATCCAATTGACGTGCGTTGCAAGGGGTTGGCCCTGCGCCTCGTAGTAATCCAGCCACCGGATCTCGCGTCCGATGAACTGAGCAGCCCAGATCGTCAGGCTATCCGCTCTCGCTCCAGTGCCCCCGATGTCGAAGAACAGGCGGATCGTCAGGAGCGGGTCAGCGGCGACACGACCGATGCGGCCCTCAGCCTTCGCTGTCGTTAGGTGGGATGCGTAGTAAGCGCCCTCGGTCACGGTCTTGAAACCGCCTTCCCAGACGTGCTCGTAATTCTCTGGACGCTTGGCCTGGTCTTCCCGGCGCTCTGCATCCAGCACGGCTGGAAACCACGGATTGTCGCGCCAGTTCATCTCCACGATCTTTGCGCCTTCCGGCGGGTTGTCGCGGAAGCGAACATGCGTCGGGCTGTTCTTGCGCTCCGGGTTCCACGTCAGCCAGATTTCGCTGTCGTGCTCCCGAACACTCGGAATAGCCTTCGTCCAGGCTGTCTCGGAGACGGGCTCGGCCTCGTCTACCCAGAGCAGCTTAACCCGAGCCTTCGACTTGATGCTGTCGAGGTTGTGCCGCAAGCCGGTGAAGACGTACTCGATCCGCTTGTCCTTGGTGCGGATATAGGTCTCGCCGATGTCGTAAGCGGCCTTGAGCCAGTCCTCACTCTCGATAGCCGCCTTGACCTCGGCCATGGAGCTATCAGCCAGCGAGTTCATGTACTCCCGACCGCAGATGATAACGCCCGGCTCGTTGGCCCTTGCCCACATCAGCCCGCGAACCGCCGTCATCTTGGCGAAGGTCCGCGTCTTGGCGCTACCCCGGCCGCCGTAGGCCCCGCGATACCTTGCAGGACCCATGAACACCGGGATCAGCTTGGGCGGTAGCTCAAGCCTCGCTCGCATGGCCTGGGGCCACCAGCTCCACAAGGGTCAGTGTGGCCTCAACACTCGCATCGACCTTTGCTTCGACACTGGAAAGCGCCGGCTTTTCGTAGCGGATAGCTGCTTTCGCTGCGTCGATCCGCTTCTCGATGTCCATGCGAGTGTCCTTGTAGACCCCCATCAGGAACGCGTGGGCGTCGCCCTCAAATGCGGCCTCGCCAAACGCTGCTTCAATGGCCTTGGCCGCTTCGCTCATAGCTTGCTCACGCTCTACGGTGCGCTTGCTCTTTGAGCCCGGCGGGCGGCCACGCGGATTTCCTGTCTTGATGCCCATTTTCGGCGAATTGTTTATTGGGCAACGATGGATCGAATGGCCGACAGAATGTCTTCCGCCAATTGATCACCGTTGCGAACGCCGGGGCACGTGACGCCCGGCCACCTATCTACTCGTTTCAGCCAGTCGCGGAGTTCCGCCGCTGTTTGCTCAAGCCTTTCGGCAAGGCGTCGGGCGTCCCTCTCTGCTGCGCGTCGGGCCACCTCTTCCGGGGTGAGCGACTGGCAAACCCCGCCAGACATGATGTTCGTCAGGCCCGGCAACGAGGCGATCAAATCCGCCTCATGGTTGAGAGCATCACGCTCAACCTCGTATTCGGCAACCTTGGCCGCTATCGGCTCAAGCCCGTCGCCTTGGATTGCGCAGATGCGGTCCAGCTTGGCGCGGTTTCCATTGCTGTTGGTTCGCGCCTCAAGGGCGTGCTGGTACATCCGAAGGCTTGAGCCCTTGCCCACGTAGAACACCGTTCCGCATCGCGGGTCGGACAGGGTGTAAACGTAAAACCTACTCATGCTGGTTATCGAACACCCGCGACCTTCAGCATGGCTTCAGCGGTTTTGATCCAGGCTTTCCAGAAAACGGTCATGGTCTGCCTCATGGGTTTCGCCCGCGATCTGCTGCTTGGGTTACGACTGTGCGATGGGTGTCAGTAGTCGGGGCGAAGGTTGTAGGGATGGCGGAAAAAACCTGCACAATCCCTGTAAATAGGTGTTGACGATACAGGGAAACCCTGTAGATTGAACTCATCGAACGGGGCAACGCCCCACCAGCCAAGGACAAGACCAATGACCGAGACCATCAGCCTCCAAGTCCTCGCCCTCGTCGCTCAAGGGTACACCGCCGTTGACGCCCTCAAGGAAGTCTGCGGCTCGGTCAAAGTCGATCAGATGATCTCCGACCTCTACGACCAACTTCGCGAGCGGGGCCAGTGAGCCCCGCAACCCTTCAGATGCTGGAGGCGCTCAAGGTGTCGGCTGGAAACATCCGAAGCCTTGGTCCTGCCGGCGCTATCGAGCCCTTCACACCCTACCGGATCTGGCTTCGCTTTGTTGAAGAGGCCATCAGCGCATACGAGAGCGAGAATGACCCCAGACCAACTCCGTGACGCCCGCGCCACCCTAGGCGCTATGTGGGGGCTTGGCCGCCCGCTCCAGATGAGCGAGATGGGCAGAGCCTTGCGCCTGTCTGGGCGCGATCCAGGGGCCTCTATCCGCGACTACGAACGCGGGACCACCCGGATTAGCGGGCCGATGTCGGTCGCTGTGGATATGATGCTTTCCGGCGCCCTGCCCCCTGATGGGTTGGAATGCCTTAAGCCTTGAGGGCGGCCCATCGGGAACCGGAGGGAGCAGCTCAACCGATGGGCCTACGCGCATGTTCGGGGAGGAACGAGCGGCGCGGTTTGAATGGGGTTACTGTCAGGGCGCAAAAGCCCTCAGCCAAAAAACCGGGGTTCAACCGGGGCAGGTGGCGTAGAATTAACGACGCGACCACTGCCAGTGGTACTACTGATTTGGGGGAGGTGCAAGGGGTGGTGTTAGGCGGGCGGTTTGAACGTGCCCCAGTCGCCAGTCCGGCAATGTTCGCACCGCTGGATGGTCCAGCCGGCGCCCATGCCTAACGACTGCCAGCGGTGCTTCCCGAAGGCGCACATGATCGCTCGGAACAATCTGGTCACGCCGCCTCCTCCATCTCAACTTCAGCCTTGCTCACCGTGGTCCGTGGCTTCAGCGGGCCGGTGGTCTCAACCTCGACCTTCCATTCCCGCTTGTTCGCAGCCCGCAGGATCACCGCCATTCTATCAGCGAAGGCGCCGGTGACAATGCGGATGCGGTCGCCGGGCTTGGCTTTGGTGGAACGGTCGATAGTGCTGTCGAAGTCGCCCCTCGCCTCTTGAGCGCGGATGTCTTCGACCCACCCGCCGCCGATGCCGGCCAGCTTCCGGTCGCCCTGCGGGGTGAAGCCCATCGTCAGAACCCCGGTTACCCCATCGCAGGTGTCGATGTAGCGTTGTTCGTCAGGCTCGTTGAGGCGGAAGAACACATAGCCGGGGATGATCGGGGAGGAGACCGGCACCTTGCGGAGCTGGAGCTGCTTCCAGCGGACCTTCTGGGGGTAGTAGGCTTCGATGCCGATGGTCTGGAGGTCATGGGTTGCGCCGGCCTCTTTGCCCGAACGAACGACTGCGACGTGCCAGGTCATGCGACCCCCTTGTCTGGTTGTCCCGAGTGCCCGCCGTAGGCCTGCCAACGCACGGTCATTCCCCTCGCCTCCTCCACCAGTGATTTGCACTGGTCAGAGGTAAGGAGGATGCCGAAGCGCTCTTTGAGTAGGCCGCCTAGTTCGGCGTAGGCGTGGTTGGTTTCGATGGTCATGCCGCGATCTCGCGAAGATCCCGCCCTGCATCCGTTCCCGCCTCTGCACAGTTCGGCGCCAACTCCCGAAGCAGGACGAGCCGATGATCCAGGGCGACCTTGGTTCGGAACACAGCGGACAGGTGGCCCATGAGCATCTCCGTGTTGTTGTCGTTGAGGGAGGCTAGAACCGCGTGCTGTTCCAGCTTGCCGGTGAACAGGGCGATCTCGGAGCAGAGGGATTTGATGCTGGCGGCGCGGCTCATGCGGCGCTTCCCGGTTTCGATCCGATGCCTGCCAGAAGCTCAGCAACCTGACGGCGGCGCGTCTCGGCGTCGGGCTTGCTGATCCGGCGGGGCTCCCGGGCGACAGCCAGCTTGGCGCGATAGGCCGCCGTGAACTCCGGGATGGCCTGCTTCAGCGCCAATTCGCGGAGTTGTCCGGGGTTCGGCAGGAACCGCTCGGGAGAGCGCACCCAAGCCTTCATGGCGGCTTCGATGTTGACCAGCGGGAGGTCGGACAGGGCGTCGTAGTAGCCACGCCACCAGCTCGCCCATTCCTCCTTCGTCCGGTCGCTTTGCGGGTAGTTGGCGAAACGGTCGGTGATGACACGGGCCATGCCCTCCAAGGTGCAAGGCTGCATCGCCAAGTCCCGTGCGGCGACCAGAGCAGGCAGCGCCGCCTTCGCCTCAGCGTGAAGCGCCGGGTTAGCGACGATGCCCTCCACCGCGTCAGCCGTCGTCGGCTCGTGCAAAAGCAACAGCCTCAAACCCTGAGAGAGCGCGTCCGTAATTCGCGTGACGTTCGATGAGCTTTGCGGAAGGTTGTGCATGGCGGGGGTCCGGTTGTTGGCGGTGTTCGTCGTTCCAGCGGTCCTGGTTCAGCCAGGTCGCCGGGTTGGGCACGATCCCGCGCCGCCATTTGTCGCTTTGCTCGTTCGCGGCCCTCACGCCTTCGAGGATAACAGCCTCAGCGTTTTGGGTTCCGATGCGCTTCAGGGCCTTCGAGTAGGCTAGGCGAGCGGCGCCCTTGCCGACCTTCTCGGGATACTCACGCCAGAACGCGTCGAACGCGCGCTTTGTGTTTGATGGTTCTTCTGACGGTTCTAGTGACGGTTCAAACGTAGTGAGGGGTGACACCATGACACCACCCCCCTGACACGGTGACACCACCCCCCCGTCGTCAGTGACACCCCCCGGTGACACGGTGACACCACCCCCCGTCGTCATGTCACCCCCATCCAAATGCAGGGTTATGACGTCGGTTGAGCGGCTTCCGTCTGGACGAACGCGGGCGACACGTGACAGCAGGCCCCGATCCTCAAGAACCTTGATGGTCCTTTGAACGGTGCGCTCGCTCATTGCGGTGTCCAGAGACAGCTTCCGCATCGAAGGGAAGGAGCGCATGGCTTCGTCGGCATAGTTGGCCAGCACAAAGAGCACCAGCTTTTCGGACGCCGTGACGCCTTGAAGCTTCAGGGCGATGGTGATGGCCTGGACGCTCAAGGTGCGACCACCCGTTCCGCACAGCTCACCGCATGGTCATGCAGCCGCTTGACGCTCATGGGTGAGGGATTGCCCGCGATGGCGCTGGTAGCCTGCCGCATGAACAGCAAGGCCGCCTCACGCCCCAAGGTGGCGAGCATGGCGTCCAGGGCGATCAGATACCGCTCCCGAACAATGGTGTGCTGATCGCTCACGCGGCCCTCCGTTCATGGGAGACCATGCCGCGCCAGTCGAAGGTGAAGACGCAGCCGTCGATCACTTCCCGATGGATGAAACCGCCTTCAGCGATGCAGGCTTCCACGTAGTCGTCGTCGCGGGCCTCAAAGCCTTCCGTCGTGTTCTGGAAGGCCTTGTAGTCGCTGCCGTTGCACAGCAGGAGGTAGCGCTCCCGAACCTGCCCGCCGGTCAGGCCAAGGTCGGCGCCGATGTCAGCGAACCGATGGTTGGCATTGCGGAGCGAGACGATCTGGGCGTCTTCGTCGGGGGTGTAGCGGTGGTAGGAACCGCGCCGCTCCATGCCGGCAGGGCGGATCTTCGACAGCCTGGCGCAGACGCTCTTTTCCGTCCGACCGATGATCTCGCCGATGGCCTGGTTGGTCATGCCCTCCGACACCAGCCGCAGGACGGTTTCGTCGTCGTTGGGCGAGTAAGGTCCCTGTCTCATTGGTTTTCCCCTTGGATTGAGGCGGCATTGGCCGACCCCATAAGATGAAGGTAGGCTTCGTCCGAAAGGACGTGCATGGGCGGCTGGCGGTCTTGCTTGATGGTCAGGACATCACAGCCCTGCATCCAATCCTTGATGACCTTAAAGCCGCTGTCGTCTGCTCTGGACTTACATTCAATTCTCAGGGTGACGCCCGCGATCTGCACGGAAAGGTCGCCCTGAAGGAAGGTCACATCGTTCCGCGTCCCGTAGGCGCCAGAGCCCGGCTGAAGCACCACGCGGCTAACCCCCATCGCCTCGAGGGCCTTGCGGGTGGACACCTCGAGGCGTCGGCCCTTCTTGGCCGTGTTGATGCGGGGCTTGGCCGGCGCCTTAACGACAGGCTCGCAGCCGCAGACCTGAGCGCGCTTCTTCCGGGGTCCGACCCAGCGGATATGCTCGCCGCACGCGTCACAGATCGGCGGGAAATCGACTTGGCCGCTGGTGAACTCGTAGGCGGTCATAGCGAACCGTCCTGCGTCTCTTCGTCAGCAGCCCAGTCTATGGCCCAGCCGCCGACCTTGAGGATCAGGACGGCGCCCACAACGAGGAAGATGGCAAAGCCGATCATGCCGCACCTCGCAGGGCCGAATGAACAAGCTCCCGCTTCGCCGCGAGGAGGTGCTTCACCGGCTGGTGATGGCGGCGGGCGTCTTCAATCTGGCGGTCGATAGGACGGGTCAGCTTGCGGAAGCGCCACGAAGCGACGGCCTGGTTGATGCGTTTGATCATTGTTCCCTCCCCTTCCGCGCCAGACGCGCGATTGCGATTGAAGTCAGGCGCTCACCGGCTGCGCCGATCCCGAGCCCCACGGTCATCAGAAGCCCGCCCATCGCCCAGAGCGTCAGGGTCCAGGGACTGCGAAGCCATCGCTTCACGACGCGTCCGAAGCTGAACAAGTTTCTGGCTGGCATCCGCCGCCCTCTCGATGATCTGTTGAAGTTGGCGTTCCTCGAACTGCGAGTAGGTCTCGCCAGTGAGGGCCGCGCCGAGGCAGGCCAGCAGGCTCCACCCTTCGGCCTTGATGGCTTTCGTCAGGGTCCGCTCGCTGGCGTGGCCCTTGACGACGTTCGCCGCTGTCGAGGCGTCGATGCCCCAAGCGCGCGCGATGTGTTTGGCGGTGTCGCGGGGGTACTTCTGACGAGCGAGATCGGCCAAGGCCTCCCCCATGCTCAGGTCGAAGAGTTGCCGACGTAGGGGCACGAAAGCCTCCGTGAGATGCGTCATGGTTGGGACGCTCCCACTGAGGGGGTGTTGCTAAGGGCAGACAGATGCAGACCGCCGACCCGACCTTTACGATGGGCCTGCAACTGCTTCTGGCGGCTCGCAAACTTGAACAGACAGACAGACGAGACGACCCGAACGGGGCGCTGCAACGCCTCGCCGGGGTTTACAGAGAACGGGGTAGTAAGATGCTGGCGGGGTGGGCGTCCCCCGTCGATCTGCTTAGTGCAGAGCGCGTAAACCCAATTTGACGCGACCGGATGACGCGCCGGATAACCACGTTTTTCACGCTCAGAATGTGCAGTCGTGTGGTTCCATTCGCCTTCGGGGCGAACGGAGGAAACCATGCTACCGGCTCCAACAGCAGAGGGAGTGGTCCTGTTAGGGCTGCTTGCCGTATTGACAGAGGGCAAGCCCGGCAAATGCAGCCGCTTGACCAACGGCATTCTCAGACAGCTAGGACCAGACGAGCCGCGACGTGTGCGAGAGCTACGCGAGGCCATTCCGTCAATGAAGCAGGCAAAGCTGGCGGCGCGGGCGGTGCTGGTCGCACGCTGCGTCGTCTGCCACTGCCGCTCCCGATGCCAGGCCCCCGTCGTCATGGACTAGGCCTCACCCATCACGAACTTGGCCGCCGGGATCTTGGTGACCACCTCAAGAGCGCGGGCGCTCTCGGGGCTAGGCCGACTTACCCGGCGACGGATGCGATTGATCTGCGAGCGAGAAAGGGGAACCAGCTTCGCCATCCCGGCGTCGTCCAGCTTCTTTTTCGCCATCCATTTTTCAAGGGTCATGACCAGCAATGTGCACTGTGTGCGCATTTCCGTCAACATATTTTGCGCATTTGGTGATGTGGTGAAGACGCCCCCGCCCGCTCATCCTGTGCGCATGGCAAAACAGCCCAAGTCCCGGCACTACATCCGCGAGTGGCGTAAGTTTCGCGAGCTGACTTTAGAGAGGCTCGCCGAGCGTATCGGCATGACCCACCAGAACCTGGGCAAGATCGAGCGCGGCAAGGTCCCCTATAATCAAGTCCTGCTGGAATTGCTTGCCGCCGAGCTGCGCTGTGAGCCGGTGGACTTGATTATACGCGATCCAAACATGCCGAACGGGATCTGGACTATCTGGGACCAGCTAGAGCCGGCAGCTCAAGAGCAAATCGTTCAGATTGCAGAGACGTTTCGCAAGGCGGGCTAGTTGCGCTTGCCTGCCTGGTGAGCCAATATCGCCCGCATGGGGCGACTACTCGACAAACTGATCTGCTGGCTTTTCGGCCACGACGAATGGACCGACAGCGACGCTGACGGCCCCTATCAGCACGTCTGCGTCCGCTGCGGCTGGACGCATCCCCTGCACGGTCAAACCGGCAACGACAGGGGCGCGCCGGAATAATTGCGCCTGTGGTGCACATTTATGATTGACTAGATTGCGCACGGGGTGCACATTCTTCCTCACGAACTGAGGAAGCCCCATGCCCTTCGACACCACTACCCAGACCGACACCGTCACGATCCCCTTTGAGGCTGAGATCGTCTTCTCCGATGGAGAGTTTGACCGGATCGACCTCGTCACCTTTGAAGGCAGGGGCGTCCAGAAGCGCACCGTCCTTGGCTGGGGTGACCTGAGCCCGAAGATCAGGGAGCGGCTTCTTCAGAAGTTCGCCAGCGAGATCGAGGCGGGCCGATGAGCGCCACCCTAACCGAACGCCAGCGCGCGGCTCTCGTTCGCCTCGACAGCAGCGGCAGCGGTCGCGCCAGCACCTACTGGGTGTCCACCACCTCCAGCACGAAAGCCACCTACGCGGCCCTCGGACAGCTTGAGCGGCGCGGCTTCGTCTCGTGTGACCGAGGAGGCTACTGGCCGCTGTGGAGCATCACCGACGCTGGCCGGGCCGCCCTCTCCTCTTCCCCCCTTATTGTTTCTGGAGAGACGGAATGAGCGCGCCACTAAACCAGAATGACCTCGTCATTTTCGCGGCGGCTCTGAGCGGCATAAGCGCCAACCCGGCCTTCTTCGGCCCGCTCTACCAGCAAAGCCCTCGGGGTGCCGTCGAGTTTGCGATGGAGTGTGTCCGCGAGGCTCGCGCCGCAATCGCTGAGACTGACCCCCTTATTGTTTCGGAGAATGGATGATGGGCGATCAAGTCAAACTCTGCTCCGACTGCCGCTTCCGTCGCCATCTTCGTGACGAGGGCGATTGGAGCCCATGCGGACAAGTCTGGAACGTCCCGCTGGCCGAGGCTCGCCGTCAATGTGCTGGCAACCTCTGGGAACCCGCCATCTCCAAGGCCTCTCCCTCTCTTGATGGGGGTCAGGGATGACCGAAGCCGAAGCCAAGACCAAGTGGTGCCCGTTCGCGCGGGTCGGCGTAGGCGCGGGCGCGGGCATGGCCGGTGTCAACCGCCCCATCTACCGCAACGAGACGGTGATCAACGCCACCGGCTGCATCGGCTCCGACTGCATGGCTTGGCGTGAAGCGCCGGCGCCCGCTGAGATCGTCGGTCCCATCCACGGTTTCTGCGGCCTCGCGGGGGCTTCCCAATGACCGGCGACCTCCGTTCCTACGACGCCCTCTGCGAAGCCCTTGAGGCTTACGAGGCCGCGCCCTGCCCCTCCGAAGGCTGGAAGCCCCGTTTCGGTCGCCTCGCCCTCTGCGCCTTCCGGTGTGGAAAGCCTGAGGGGGTTGCGACCCTGCCTTGGGCTCAACAGCGGGTCGCTACCTACACCAACCCCGTCAGCTTTTCGATCAGGAGGGCCGCATGACCGACCGCGAACAACTCACCTGGCCTCCCCGTGAAGCCCTCCAGCTCATGCCGACAAAGCCCTTCCCTTGGTCAGTGATCCTTTCCCCGCTGGCTGTCGTGCTGGTGGGGGTGATTGTCGCCGGGGTGCTGCTGTCTCTGCCGGAAATCGCTGAGGCCATCCGATGAGCCCGTACGAAGACCCCGAAACCGCAAAACAAATGGAGGAAGCGATGATCGCTGCCGATCTGGAAACACCGCACCTGTGTATCAAGTGGGAGGGCGACCGCGCTCCCTTCGCCAAGGCCTTCGTCGCCGCTCAGAAGGCCACCGAGGCCGTCAAGAAGGCGTCCAGCAACCCCGCGTTCAGGTCCAAGTACGCCGACCTCGCCGGGGTGGTGGAGGCGGTGCTGCCGGCCCTCAACGCCAACGGGATCGGGGTCATGCAGTTCCCCTCCTTCGACGGCGAATGGGTGCTGGTGACCACCACTTTTCTACACGAAACCGGCTCGTCGGTCACGGGTGAACTGAAGCTGCGGCCCAGCAAGAACGACCCCCAGGGCGTTGGCTCGGCGATAACTTACGGACGCCGCTACACCCTGCTCGCCATGAGCGGCGCGGCTCCCGAGGACGACGACGGCAACGCCGCCAGCGGACCCCGCCAGCCCGCCAATGAGAGCAAGCAGGAGGCCCCGAAGAAGCCGACCCTCAGCGAGCGCGCTGACCGTCTGGAAAGCACCCTCAACGGGGTCAAGTCCCTCGCCGATCTGGAGAAGGCCTACGCCCTCGCCAGCGCCCTGCGCGCCGAGCTGGACGACAAGGACCCCGAGCGCCTCGCCGATCTCGACAAGCGCTACGCCGCCCGCGTGGCCGACTTCGCCGAGACCAAGCTGGAGGACGCCGCGTGATCATTCAGGGCTCGCCAGAATGGTTCGCCATGCGCTGCGGCAAGGTCACCGCCTCCCGCGTGGCCGACGTGATCGCCAAGACGAAAACCGGCTGGGGGGCGTCTCGCGCCAACTACGCCGCCGAGCTGATCGCCGAACGCCTGACTGGCTGCACGGCCCCCGGCTTCACCAACGCGGCGATGCAATGGGGGACGGAGACCGAGCCCCTCGCCCGCGCGGCCTACGAGAAGCGTACGGGCGTCACGGTCGAAGAGATCGGCTTCGTTGACCACCCCGAGATCGCCAACAGCGGCGCCAGCCCTGACGGCTTGATCGGTGACGACGGGATGCTGGAGATCAAGTGCCCGAACACGGCAACGCATCTCGACACCCTGCTCAGTGAGATGGTGCCGGCCAAGTACGTCACGCAGATGATGTGGCAGATGGCCTGTACGGGCCGGGCGTGGTGCGACTTCGTGTCGTTCGATCCGCGCCTTCCTGCCGAGATGAGCCTGTTCATCCGCCGCGTCCCCCGTGACGTGTCGATGATCCTCGACCTGGAGGGGGACGTTTCCGCCTTCCTCCGCGAGATCGACTGCAAGGTGGAAGCGCTTACGGCCCGTTACCACAAGGCCGCCGCGTGACCCTTGAGGATCCCCGACACCCCGGAAGTCCTGTGGGCACGCGCGCTCTGTCGCGAGGTGCTGAGGGCCTTTCCGGGGACAGAAATCACAGTGAGGGAAGGGGTGCGAAGCTTAACAAGCCGCCCCGCTTCATCCGATGAGCGAACGACACTTCCTGAAGCTGACCAAGAGCAACCGCCGCATCGCCGCCGGATGGGTCGCCAAGGCCCATGACGGCTGGATGCTGGAAGTCCGCGAGCCGAACCGCTCCGTTGAGCAGAACGCCGGGTTCTACGGCTTGCTCGACCAAGTTCTGAAACAGCGCCCCGTCCACAACGGCGTGCAGATGGATCAGGGGCTCTGGAAGGCCGTCTTCATGGACGCTTGGGGGGCTGAGGTTCGCTTCCTCCCCAAGCTGGAAGGCGACGGCATGTTCCCGGTGGGCCACCGATCCTCGCACCTGACCGTGGGCGAAATGCGGGCTCTGATCACCTTCATTCTGGCCTGGTGCGCGACCGCCGGGCTGACCATCCAACACTTT